AAAGATTTTTAGGTACTGTTATTTCGGCCTGATTTGTAAAATCTCTCCATGAATCACTGCATGACATTTCAACTACAAAATCAAACTTAATTACCTTATTTCTCAAAGGCGCTTCTTTGATTTGCGTTTTTTGTTCTATGGTTATATTTGTCAGTGCTCTTAACATTATAGTATGTTTAATTCTTGTGCAATATCCTGAATGGCGTTTAATGTAAATGCCTGGTAAGAATACCCGCCCTCGTCCTGCCCTAATGTGCGATCCTCAAAAACGATTGTATCAATATCCAAATTATTCAAATAAGCTGAAATAACAGGAATTGAAACCGGCGCCTTAATTAATCTTTTAAGTGCTGCGACCTCATCAATAGGATAGTGATTATTAGGTCCTGTTATTATTCCACGAAAGGATATTTGAGCGTCACCTTCTCCGATGTATTCTTTTACGGTTCCGGACCTACCTTGTATTTCTGTCTTTACGATATTTCTCGGAAGGGTAACGTCTACTAAAATAGCATCAAATTTCAATTTAGGTGTCGTTACCTCATTGTTTTGAGAATCGGTATAAGTTACGCTATCAAAAGTAACGTCTGTCATTACAGCGGTTCCAAGTATTGAACTACCTATCGGAGTGTCCCCGGCGTATGCCTGAATATCTGAACTCTGTAAATATGGATTATTACCTTGTATTTTTTTGCGTGCCTCACTTTGTGCAATTACCAGACGCTCGCCAACGGCCCTTGCGCCTGATAAACCAAGCCCCTGAATTGTCACACCTCCGATGATATAGTCTTTTGCCATACGTTAATAATCAGCAACCATTAATGAATCGTGAGTAGCATCGACTAAGATCTTACTGACCATTTCTTTTAAATCCTGTAAGCCTTCTTTAATATTTGTAGTTGAAATAGTAAACCCTGAAATTAATGGAGCGTTATAAGCTACGTGAATATTAATAGTTTTTTGACCTTCGGCTTTTGTCGCAGGTGTTTTGACTTCTTCAGCTTGTTTTCCTGTTGCGCCTAATTCCCCATCTTTGCCCGGGATTAGGCTTTTTGTTTTGGATGCCTTCGCTGCAGCTTGTGCATCTGAATTATTCCACGCATCATTAATGTTTTTGCCTGCATCCCTTACGGCGTTTACCGTATCGGTTAATCCTTTTGCAATTAATTTAGGACTGAAAGACAATGCGCCTGCGATTATTTCACCAAGCCCCCAAAATGCTTTTCCGGCTCCAACCGCAAACGCTTTTATGATTTGCCATGTACCTGCAAGCGCATTACCGAAGCCACCAAAATGATGTGTAAGTTTTAAAATACCTATAGTTAAAGCGGCGACTGCAATAACAACTTCAGGAATACCAGTTGACCAAAGAGCGGCACTAAATAGCCATGTTGCTGCCGTTGCCAGTGATGTAGCCAAAGTGACTGCGTTAAGAGCAATACCAAAACCCCAATAAACGATAGCAGTCCAGTTTGTAATAATAGCCATAGTTCCAATAGCAAGCGTAACGGCACCGATAACAATAAGAATATCACCAAGCAGTCTTTTGTTTCTTATAACCCAGTCGCTAAATTCTTTTATCTTTTCGATTAATACTTTAACTCCTTTTACAAAACCCTCTAATGCCGGCATAACAAAACCTAAAATTTGAGTTGCATATTCACCTACTGATAGTTTCGTAGTTTCCATTAATTTATTAAAACGTGCCACCGGGTCAGCATCAAACATTTTTTGCGCTACACCTGCATAACCAGACCCGGCTATGTCTTTCATCATTTCCTTTTGTGCAAGAATCAAATGACCGCTTTGCTGTAATTGTGTTATCCTTTTCTTTTCTTCTTCAGAAAAGATAACACCATAGCGTTGCATCTTTTGAAGCCCCTCTATTGGGCTGTTCAATGCTTTGCCGTACATTATCCCGGTCTCACTTAATCCGTGGCCTGTTTGCTTTGCAATGTCAGCAACAAGCCCCATAGACTGTTGAAATACATCTTTTGTGATTGAAGGGAAAGTAAGAAGTTGTGAAGCCATATCCGTGACCTCAGATTGAGTGGCCTGAATATGACTAGCTAGTCCTTTAGAAAAGTTTTGAATTTCTTTTAATGACATTCCGGCTTTTTCTCCGGTGGCAGTTAAATTTGCTTCTACCTTAGCTGTTGCTTGCTCAAGTTGGTGGAATGCTTCGAAACTTTCTTTGCCAAATTGGATAATCTGATAAACACCAAATGCAGCACCCAAAGCAGCCCCCACGCTTAGTGCCATAGACTTAACACCACCCAAAGCCCCTTCCATCTTTTTAACGTGACCTGTTGCCCCGTCAATAACCGGAGACATTTGATCTTTTAAATTCAGTACATAGTCAACTACATTTGCCATTACGAGAATTTAACTTGGTGTATTATTTCAAGATAGAATTTAGTTTGTCCCCAAATCTCAATAAATTCATCCTCTGTCATTTTATCCATTTCTGATTTGCTTAAACGGAAATGGCAGCGTATTAGTGCTGCCATTCGTGTGTACATAGCACTCGAATTATTAACTTCGTAGTGTGCTATTTTTTTTTAAACGTGTTCTGAATGACATTGATAATTGGAACGCACATTCCGGTCATGCCTAATCTGTAAGCGTCACAATCGGGACTTTCATTGTATGTGCGGGGGTCTGAGTCTTCTTTCAGTGTAATTGCCTGTCTGAGTTCATCGCCTGCCAGGAACGGTCCTGTTGTGGTAATTTTATCCATCGTTGCAATTTTCTGAATGTAATTAGGCTCTTTAAGAAACCCAATTACCTTTTCGCCTGTTTCTGAAATACCTACATAGGCGTGAACTTTTGAAACTCCGTACTTCTTTGAAAGCTCGATACACTTTTCTTCGATCAAGTCATTGAATGCTTTCTCTTCAACCTCTTTTTGCTGTTCAGCTGTTAATTCAACTTCTTTCTTCATTATCTATCGATTTGAGCAATGATTAAAGGAATCTTAACAGTCAAGGCGGTGTCGCCTTGTTTTGCGTTAAAAGGGTTTTCAAGAAACTCACAAGAACGAAGCACGTCAACAGTTGCATCGGCTATCGAGTTACCGTAAGTAACAGGAATATCAAACCAACCAATTGACAAAGGGTCACGGTTTGGAGCGGCTGCAATAACTTTCTTCCATTCATCCAGGTAGATTTCAATTGATCCATCGGCCTCAATCTTACCATAACCACGACTTACCGGGCGTTGACCTGCTCCGTAATTATTGGTTTTATTTTGTTTTTCCTTATACTCGATATTTGTGATACCAGCAACAGGAACGCCAAACAAATTGAATGTTATCGAAGCCCAACTATATGATTCTCCGTTTATTAAAGGTGTCATAGTTTTTTATTTAAAAGATATTGGAACTTGAATATTGCGAGCTATTCCGTTTTCGTTCAGCTTCACGTTAACGATAAGTAAACTTGTCGATACGACGTTTTGAGTAGGATCAATATAGACGTCATCTTTTACAACTTCGCCTAAATCCTGATCACGTGCCATTTGATACAAAGGCTGCAATGCCTGACTTTCAAGAAATGCTATCGTAGTAGCCGCAAGCGTACCGTCCGAGTTCTTTAATAACTTACTTTTCAGATAAGGAATTAAAGCCGCGTAAATACCTCTTATTGCTTTGTCGATTACCCGATTGTCATTAATGTAGGCATAGTCTGAAGTAGTTGAAATAGCGCAATGATTGTCGTTAAAAAATGTACTTGCAACACCTACGTATTTTTGACCAAAGATGTGACGTTTTGCATCAATAGCATCTAGAGCAGAATCAGTTAACAGTGGATCTGTTAAAAGTTGACCATTAGCAAATGCCGGTATGTCATTTTCAAGTCCGTTACTGATTGAGAACTTAGAAGGTTGCCCGAAGTCTTCAGATACAGCACTAAGTGAAAGCATGCCCAGTGCAATTCCTAATTGTGTAACCGATTTCCCGGTAGTCAAATAAAGAAATGCGCCTAAAGCACCACCGTCCTGACCAATAACTGAACTTGCTTTGTTTGCTGTTAAAGTTGAAAGGTCGGCTATTCCTGTAATGTCTGTCTGAGCTTTTAAATCGGCTGCATATAGAGCGGAAAGGGGCTTGTGACGTGCATCATTTGAAACTTTGATAACTCCATCAATAAGGGTAAGATCACCGCTTGCGTAGGCCGCAGAATCCTTAAATATACCTACCTGACGTAAACTTCCGTTTGCTGCTGTTTGCAAAGTAGTAATTTCCGCAAACGTGTAAGGACTTGGAACTGGAAAGAAACCGATCCATAGCTGTGAGTTTGGATTTGCTCTGAAATATTCAGCAATATGATAATGCCATACAGCTTGTTTTGAAGCGGCCCCTGTTGCAAATTGTGTTAACGTTCCTGCCAGTGTTGCACCGGCTGAAAGAGTAACCGTTATCGGACTACCTGAATTTAAAAAGATACCCAAACCAGCACGAGGTCTTATTGTTACCGTTGCGGTTGAATCGCTTGCAGTGTAACCATGTACCAATGTACCGGCGTTAATTGCTGCTGCAATCGCAATACCTACCTTGTCAGGCGTATTATCTCCCACTACTTTCGTGTAGGTTCCCAGGTCAACAACAACACCAAATGGCTCAGTAACCTTAATGTTAATCGTATCACCACTGGCTCCAGCGCCTGTTACCAAATACGTTCCGGTTGCTTTTGTCTCATCTGAATAGTCGGCCAAAATACCGAGGTTTTCAGCATCCACAATTCCAAACAGCTGCTTAATATTTTTAATAGTTGTAAATCCTAAAGGCAAAGAAGCGGTGTAAAGAATAAGACCGGAAATAAAATCCTGACCGGCGGCTACTCTTTGGCTTGCTCCCTGACCTTTTATAAATGTTATATCACCTCTCATTATTTTACTTTTTTATTGGCTTTCGCCTGTGAGGTTATTTTCTTTTCGATAGGCTCATTGGCCTGTGGAATTTCATCTGAATGCCTTAGTATTAGCTCGCAGTTTTCTCTTTCATACAAACTAAACTCTCCGTCTTCGGATACCCATACCTTATTAATATGTGGCAGTGCTTCAAATGTTTTTTGAGTATCCATTATTGAATGTATCTACCTTCTTCAATCCATTTCGCACCGTCAAACACAAGTTCGATAATTCCCTTTAATCCTGTCGAAAGGGTTGCCTTGCCTGCTGTTTTCCAATTTGAACCGTAAAACTTTAAGAACGGTGTTCCGGATGGAGCTGTTAATATAATCTCAATCTTATCACCAAAATAGCAATTAGTTACGATAGGTTGTTTTAATGTAAGACTATCCTTAAGCGTTACGTTATAGATAGTAGTATAAGCGTTCGAACCCACAACAGTACTATCGGAACCTGTTACATCTGTAACCGTTACTACCTTGTAATTAAGAACACGGCCTGTATTGTCCTGATTTTTCAGTGTTCCAAAACGTGGAGAAGTCGATTGAGCAAACATTGCTATCGAAATAGTGAGTAAAAATATAACTGCAAATAACTTTTTCATATTGTTAAGATTTTAACAAAAGGGCGTCGGCTCTTTTATGTGGCCTTATCCCTTTTGATGTGACTAATTAAACCGTAAAACTTCCACTTGTTAAAGTGGTATATAAAAAGACTTGTTCTGAGAATCCGTACTGAACGTCAAACTTCATAAGTCCTTTTAAGAAAAAGAGTTCTGAGTTGTTTTGTAGTCTCTGGAGCTGAAGGTTGTTGTCTTCAGTTGAGTTCATACCTACGTAAAGATTTGAGCTTACGTCATCCAGACCTTCTACGAATAGAATTGTATTGTCTGGTAAACCTGCCAATCCAATAACCTGAAATCCTTTATAAGGTTGTGTTTCGCCTGCCTGAGTAGTTTGACCTTTAAATGTAAGGTTAATACT